ATTGGAGAAATGACGACACCGTGATTAATGGTGTTGCCCGTTGCTGCTCGACCAACCACTACCATCGTGCCGGTGTTAGCCATTGGGTACGGCAGTGTGATCGTGGATTGCACGTCTAAGCCTGATGGATTGGTTAGCGCAACGCTGCATTGAGCCTCTGTCGTCTTGCGATCAAGCAAAATTTCAAACGTGCTATCAACGTCAACGTTTTCAGGGCGCAATGATGTTTTTTCTAAATAGACGCCGTCACTACATTGAACTACGGCGTACATGTCGCTGTCTAAAATTGATACGCCAATAATGCTTTTGTTGGCCGCAACTTCCCAATACGACCAAGACGATTGCAGTTTGGTGTCATCTTCAAAGAAAAACTTGTAGAGATACAGTCGCCGCGGTTGATCTTTGCTCAGCATCACAATTGCCTCTTCCGACACAGAAGCAGTCAAGTTGACCAAATTGGCAGGAATAAATTTAGGAACTGACGACGTTACTTCCTCTGACAAAGGAACTGGGCCGCTGGCGTCAGGCAGGAAAAACTCGCGCAGTCCTGCAAACGTACCCTTTGGAATACCGAAATAAACCGTGCGGCCAACGCCTACAGGGTCAACACCGTCTAGCTGGTCAAACGTTGTCGTAGCCGTAACTGTTGCTGTTTTGGGCGTAAGCGACGTACCAAGTGCTGTGGCGCCAGTGTCTAGACGAAACTGGCCATGGCGACTGAACAGCAGCAAAGTATTAGCAAACGCCAAACTGCTAACTAAGAAATTAATTTCTTGGCCACCAGTGCTGATATCAATAGGATCTGAGTCAATAACTGTTTGCACAGTTTCTGGCCAAAATCTGTCGTAAGCGTCAGAGGCAGACAGGATCACATTTTCATCTGCCAATAACACCAGACGGTTGCGAAATGTGTTTATGTTTTTTATTTGGCTGCCAACAAATGTTGGGTTAGGCGCGGTAAGTGCATCGCCCGCAGATCTGCCGGTCCAAGCAAATTCTTGAAAAGTAAACGTGCCGTTTGCGTTGCGAATCAACACATGCGGCATTGTATTGGTGTCAAACAAATACTGAATATTTGGCGCTACTGTTTCACGCCACACTCCAGGGCCAAAGCCGCTGCCGGCTGACGCTACAAATTGAACGTAGTAATCATCAAAACTAGTGCTGGCAGAGCCCTGAATTTCAACAATAAAGTTGTGCTCTGCAATTGTTGGCAGGTCTGTAATGTCGTTGACCGTACCTTTAATAGATGAGGTTGATGCTGCAGTCGCTGTGTCGCTGCTACTTAAGGTGTAATCACCTCCATCGTCTTTGGTAATCCGAATAATGTAATCGTCGTTAGTAACAGTAAAGCCACTAATTGTATTTAATTTTGTCGCTAGATCGTTAGCAATAGTAATCGTGTCAGGCGCTGAACCGCTTGTGCCACCAGTCGTGTGGGTCTTGACTGTGCCGTTTAGGTTGACGCGATAAGTAGTGTCGTAGTCGGCCGACTTGATAAACACCATGGACTTGGTGCCCCAGTTGTACGACAGGCTTGACGTGTTCATAGCAACCGTCTTTTCACGGTTGACGATGAAGGTATAGTCAGCAATCGATGCAACCCGGAATTGCTCACTGGGCTCGCCAGTGACATCCAAGTAATTTGTGCCGTCTGGCGTGCTGATGGTCTTGACTGACCCGTCCAAGCCAAAGACTTTGATAGCACCGTCCTGAATTAGGACTAGGTATTGAATCGTGCCGTCACGGTCAACAATGTGCGTGAAGGGCCTAGTAGAGCCTGCGCTGCCCGTAAACAAACGCGCAAGGTGATCCATCGACGGGCGCTTCTTCAGCCCTTCTACAGGGCTAGACATGCAATTAACGACAGCCTCTGCTTGCGATGACAGGCGCAAGGCAGCAGGTTGCTGGCTAACCCCGTTAATCAAGTTCGGGATCGAGCTGCTGATTAAAGGCATGGCTAGATGCGGCGAAGGGCTCGGCTAGGCAGGTAAGTGTTTAGCGCGCTTGTCATGTTGGGGTTGCCTCGCAACATGTTGTGCTCGCTCTTGGTTGTCTCTTCTTCTAGAAATTGACTGCGTGCTTCAAGCTCTTGGGTCAAATTGATCTTCGTCAAGTCACCGCTGCCCAAAATGGCTTCTTGCAGCTGCCGACCTGCCTTGATCATGATGTACTGATGCGCGTGCTCAGGCAGATCGTCCCAGGTCAATAGATACGTGACATCAGCCTTGAGGTCTTCGGTAAACGTATAAGCCTGCCGGCGACGGTCATAAAGTTTTGCGCCGCGCTGAATGACGTCATAGTCCGGGTATTGCGTCGGACTTACAACGACGCGGCTGACGTTTGAGCCAACAGGAATTTCGTTGCTGGTGTTGCGTTGCAACGTCACTTCATAATCAGTGTTAAACGACCAGCCCTCCGCTTGGATTTTGCGACTGACATCGTTCAATGATGTTTCAGCCTGCTTGGCCAAACCAAATTGACCTTGCAGGCTGTTAACCGGCGCCTCGCCCAGCATTTGCAAGACGCGGTTGACTGCCTCTAGAAAGCTGGTGCGTGCGAGTGCCATGAGTTACTTCTTCTTTTTTTTGGCTGTTTTTGCAGAATCACGGAACGCCTTATCTGTTGGCGCACCTTTACTGCCTGGCTTGCGGGGGGTTTCACCGCGCCGCCGTTTGGCATGAATGTTGTCGTACAGACCCCGTTTTTTGGCAGCCATCAGTAGCCCTTCTTCTTGCCGCCTTTGCCGCCCTTGCTGCCTTTAGTTCCTTTCTTGTGCATAGTGGTCTCCAATAAAAAGGGGCCCGTAGGCCCCTTAAGGATACGGTCAGGAGAAAGTAAGCTCAACCGCGCAGTCAGGACGCAATACGCCAGTACCGCAAGCCATAGAACCGACCATGAAGGTTCCCTGGTACAGAGCGTGAACGTCTGCCCCAGTTTGCTCCATCTTCAGATCCATTAGCTTCACGGTGCCAACAGCTTGACGGTTGAACACCAGGCCAACGTTGTTGGTGAAGTTAGCGGCGTAGTCGTTGTTTTCGCCAGTAGCCGCTGAACGGTTGGTGGTTGGCAAATGATTGGTTTTAACAATCGTGATGCCAGCAACTTTCAGCACAGTGCCTTCGGCGTAAGCGCCTTGGCCGCCCCAATCGCGGTTAATTACATTGGTTTCTTGGACCAATTTATAATATTCGCGGGGCGCAAGAGCGCAGTAGCGATCGTCCTCAGGTACTGAGTTCTCGTCCATCTTCTGAGCAGCAGAGAACAATGCAGTCGCAAGTTGTGCGCCTGTGATGTTTGCCTTAGCAGAAGAGGCAGCACTGATGTTGACGGAAGAACCGCCAGGCAAGTCAGTGTTGAAGTTCGTAGTAGTACGAGCAGCTTTAGCGATAATTGCTGCAACGTTCTGGTCAAAGGTGTAGGCCAGAGCGTTACCCATCTGAGTTGAATACTCAGACCGAACGTCGTAGTGATTCTTGGCTTCATCAATGTCTGCGATGAAGGTGTTGCTCACCAGCTTGTCATCAATCAGCACAGTCGCTTCTGCGTGCTTGATGGCGTTACCTGTCAGCTGTGTGCCAGGCGTATGGTACGAAGTGCTGGAAAGGCCAATAATTGGAAATTGCGCACTTTTGCCTGACGCAATGGTGCGGCTGACGTGCAGATCTTCAAAGATCGTGTTTTTGCGGAACGCAGAAAGCACTTCTCCAGCAAACACTTTTAAGAAAAGTGCGTCGTAGCCAGTGCCAGTTGTGTTGACCAGGCCAAGCCTGGAAGCGGTGAAGTTAGCCACTGTTTGTGTCTAATAGGTTTACTGCCTGTCACCACCACCTTCACAAAGGGTGTCCTCCGCAGAGGGCCAGAGCTTCCGTGAGAGGGTCTAGGTATAAGAAATATACCCAAGAAAAAACCCCTGGACATGCCAGGGGCTCCCCCTTCACTCATTCAACACTCTAGAAGACATTCGAGCGAGAAAGTTTTTCCTCTAACTTTCTTCGGTATGCCGGGTCCGCTTTGTAACGCGGGTCTTGCATTGCTTCAACCAATTGAGCGGTGGACTCAAATTTGGATTCAGACGATCGCGAAGAGCGACCGCCAACAAGACGTGGCTCAGTGCCGGTTTGAGAAGAGAAACGGCTTTGGAGACCAGCCACTGCAAATCGAACTTGATCCATGTCGCTAGACGCAATTGACTTGTTAAAAGCGTTTTGTTCGCCCTCTGACAAGTTTTCGCCAGCCCACTGGACCATGTCTTGATAAGCCTGCTCGCCACCAAACTCAGTCTTAATTTGCATAACTTGCTGCGCAGCCAACGCAGAATCCTGCGATTGCTGGAACTGCAAGCCAGACAAATAAGCGTCGACCATTTCCCGGCCAAAGCCGGCATTACCAAGCTCGCCGTAGTCATCGTCAGTTAGCTGACCACTTTCCTGCCAACGACTGTTCATGCTTTGAAAGTCGATGCCAGCCTCAGACAGGCGCGTGCCAACGTATTCCCCATAAATGGAGTTTGCGTCGGGCGCGTCGTCTGATTCTTCTGCTGGCTCTGCCTCTTCAGCAACAGCTTCCGGCTCAGGCTCAGGCTCAGGGCGATTGCGCTCGCTTTCAAGCTCTTTGTAGCCCTTGACTAAATCGTCAACGTTTTTGTATTTGCCAGCAAGAAGTGGTTCCTCGCCCTGTACTTGTATATCGCCGTCAGAAGTTTCCTCCTGACCTGGCGCCATTGCAGGTGCGGGACTGCTTTTGATGGTAATTGCTTCAGGCATGTGCTCTCCTTATTTGATTTGAATAGTGCCGTCGTCATCAACACTGACGACAGGCTTTTTAACTTCAACCACTTTGGGCTCAGGGATTTCCCCGATCTCAATAACCTCGTAATCAGCCGGCGGCTGCGGGGATGCCGGCTGGCCCACTAGGGATTCCTGGGGC